AAACTTGTTCAATTACAAGAAAGGAAAGCTTTGCAATTAGAAAATCCTCAAATAGTGTGGAAAGAAAAATTGACACCAGAGGATAGAAAAAAAGGACAGGAAAAGTTAAAGGAGTTAAAAGAAAAATAAAACTATGGACATAAAAAAAATAAAAAACCAAATAGAAATAGAAGAAAAGGTAATTGGCTATGATGGAGAATACAAAGTAGTTCCAGTTCAAGAAGTTTATGAAGAAGAAAAGAAAAACCAGAAGCCTACTTTCTTTGGAACTGGTATAGCTTGCATAGATGAGTTTGTAGGAGGTTTTAAAAAAGGACAGCTAATAGTAATTACTGGAATAGCAAAAAGAGGTAAAACAACATTTGCAAAAACAATTACTAAAAACAATTCAGATAAAGTTAAGATGTTATGGTTTAGCTTTGAAGAAGAAATATTTGAGTTTTACCAAGACATAGATCCAGCAGACTTCTATGTTCCGAAGAAAATGAAATACAAAGACATTGGTTGGGTAGAAGAAAGAATAATGGAATCGAAAATAAAATATGGAACTGAAGTAGTTTTTATTGACCATCTCCATTATCTTTTTAATCTAACTTCCACAGGTCAAAACGTAACTCTCCTAATTGGAGACCTTATGAGAACTCTAAAAAGAATAGCAGTAGAAAACGGACTCACTATATTTGTTCTAGCTCACACTAAAAAAATAGAGGGAAACAGAATCCCAAGAGCTGAAGACGTTAGAGATTCTGCTTTGATTGCAAATGAGTGTGATAAAATGTTCGTAGTCCACAGAGACCGGACTGATGGAGAAATGGGTATGAGTTCAATGAGTGATGAGACAAAGATAGTTATTGAACTAGACAGACAGAATGGAAAGAGCATGGGAATGATTTTAAAATTAGACTTTGAAAATAATTTATTAGTAGATCAAAAAAATGGAACAGCACCAACAAAACCAATCAAGCCAAAAAAAGACACACTCCAAGAAGGAGGAAACCTTTGGTAAGGCTGAACGAGAAGCAACTATTGAACACTTGAAAGAACAATTAACTTGGAATGAGAAGTTAAAACAAAACGCAGAAACTTCTCTGGAGTTCTTAATGGAAAAGTTTACATATCTATTTGAATATAAAAAAATGTTCATTAGAGAAATAGAAAAAACAGATGAGGAAATTAAAAGATTAAAAAAAATATTATGAATAAAATAGAACTGTTAAAAAAAGAGCTTCGAATGACTAGAGACGAAAACATCAGAAAAGACATAGAAGAAGCTATCAAAAAAGAGTTAATTGTTATTAAAAATAAAAAATGAAAATAATATGTGGAGATTCCTTGGAAGTTCTAAAAACTATGGAAGATAATAGTGTTGATTCTATATGCTCCGATCCGCCTTATGGTTTAAAATTTATGGGTAAAAAGTGGGATTATGATGTTCCTAGTGTAGAAGTATGGAAAGAATGTTTAAGAGTCCTAAAGCCAGGAGGACACGCACTCGTAGCTTGTGGAACAAGAACTCAACATAGGATGGCAGTAAATCTTGAAGACGCTGGATTTGAAATAAGAGATATTATAGCGTATTTATATGGTAGCGGATTTCCTAAGTCTATGAATATAAATAAGCACTTGTTAAAAAAACTTAACTGTGGTAATATAGAAGAGTATGAAAACAACAATAAGAAAACCAAATCACAAATGCAAGGAATGTGGAAAACCATTATACATAAGACCTTGGTATTGGAAGAAAATAAAGAAAACGACAGGAGGGCTTTGTCGGAATTGTTGGAAGATTTGGAACAAGGAGAACAACACAAAATATTTACTGGAAGTTTCCTCGGAGAAGAAATACAAATTTCCAAAAGGCAAAGAGAATCCTGCTTGGAAAGGTGGCACGACTTACCGACACCGCAAGGGGAATTATATTGTAAGTGTAAAATATGTGAGATGCCCACAGGAATTTATATTGATGGCAAGAAAGGATGGATATGTTATGGAACACAGACTAATAATGGCGAAACATCTTGGGAGGTCATTGACGAGAACGGAGTGTGTTCATCATATCAATCACAAGCCCTTGGACAATCGCTTGGAGAACTTAATGTTATTTGCGACAAATGCGGAACACAAGTCTTACGAACACAAGGTCAAGGTACTGCGTTAAAACCAGCTATGGAACTATGGACTCTCTGCCGTAAACCTTTGGAAGAAAAAACAGTCGCAGCTAATACTTTAAAATATGGAACAGGTGGAATAAATATAGAGAAATCTCGTGTCCCTACACAAGATGACGAAGCTCGGAAGCAGAAAATCCTTTCTGGCGAAGTTGTTTGTAACGCTTTCTGCGATAAGCACAAATCTTATCCAAGTTCGCTTTTCGATATACTTTCTTTTTCTCGTTTACAACTTTACGATTTTTATCAACATATTTTTTCTGAGCTTGGTTCATATAACAATTCTTACACAAACCTTTTGCATAATTTGGAAGAGCTTGATTACAAGAATTACAAACAATTATTGGGCGTTCCTTATGATTGTGGTCTCCTTGCTGGGCGTGCAAATGAGTATGTTCACGCTTATCAAGAAGTTTTAAATTCTCAAGACGATTGTCCCACTTTATCCCGTTTATATGATGTATTTGTTCGTTGTCAGAAAGTTTCCGACCAAGATGTTTTTCCATTAAGTAACGATGTTCAGGTTGATATACTCCATTTCCTAAGTTCAAAAGAAAATAATCAGCTGAATGATAATAACCCTCTCCTCGTTTTCGTTTTGGCTTTGGTTGCATATAGTTTGTTAGTTAATAATAATCTACATAATCATTATACCACCTGTAAGAATAAAAGCAAGGGAAGATTTCCTGCTAATTTAATCCACTCAGGAGAAGATGAAGTAGTAGAGGGGTTTCCAGATACAAAAGGGGCGACAAGTAGAACACCAAGTGATAAAAAGGGTGTTACTAATTTTAGCGGTGGAAATAACTTAGAGATTTATAAAGATAATGAAATATCTGCATCAAGATTCTTTTATTGTGCGAAAGCTAGTAAGAGTGAAAGGAACCAAGGGTTAGAAGAATTTGAAGAAAAACAAACTGTCGGTGGGGGTGGTGGAATTGGAGATTATAAAGATGATGTTAATTCTATGTCTGGAAAATATGGAAGTGAAAAAGCACCAAGCAAGAATAATCATCCGACTTGTAAACCTATAAAGCTAATGCAATACCTAGTAAGACTAATAACTCCTAAAGGTGGAACAATTTTGGACCCTTATATCGGAAGTGGATCAACAGGGATAGGTGCTAAACTAGAGGGCTTTGACTTTATTGGAATAGAACGAGAACAAGAGTATTGCGACATAGCAGAAGCTAGATTAAAAAGTTATCCAAAGAAGGACTTGACAAGTTAGTTGAAATAATATACAATAGGAGATGTAGTAATAACATAACAAATTAAATAGAAAGGTGGTGGTAAATATGAAACCAGAATATAAAATTAAGGAATATAAAAAAACTCCTAAAACTAGAAAGTGTAATGATTGTGGTAAAAGGATAAAGAATGACGGAAATATCTATTGTGGGCATTGTTGGTTTAAAAGATACTTTGAAGCAGGTGGAAGTATAACAGTTACTAATTAAATAAGTTAAATATATGCAAGTAACAATTAACAGAGATTTACAAGCTAAATTTCAAGCTGGACTCCAAATTTGTGGAGAAGAAGATGGAAAGCTCCTTTGGATAGGAACTGGAGAACAAATGGATGACGCTGAGGCTTTGGAAATGCAAGGTGTATATCCAGACTCATTCATTTCAGCTCAAGAGCAAGAGATTAATTAAAAGGGATCAAGACGCATAGGTTTTAGTCAAGACCCCTTGCTAGAACCTAGTCGCCTAAGAAAAAATTATGAGTAATCACGAAACAGAAAAATTCATTGAAGAACGAGCAGAGCATTTAGTTTCTAATTGTTGTTCAGCTCCAGTAGATGAATTTGAAATATGCTCGGATTGTAAAGAACCTTGCGAAGCAGTAGAAACTAATTAAATAAGTTAAATATATGGAAAATTTCCTAGAAGAAGTCAAGAAGTATGTTTCAGAAATTGAAACAAAAGAAGAAGGAATAGCGATATTGAATAGGTATGATGAGGAAGTTATTTTTCAATCTACTAAAACTACTATGAAAAAAGCAGTAGAGGAGGCAGTTGAAAAATATGCTAACCTTAAAAATGCTAACCTTAAAAATGCTAACCTTGAATATGCTAACCTTAAAAATGCTAACCTTGAATATGCTAACCTTGAATATGCTAACCTTAAAAATGCTAACCTTGAATATGCTAACCTTGAATATGCTAACCTTAAAAATGCTAACCTTGAATATGCTAACCTTAAATATGCTAACCTTAAAAATGCTAACCTTAAAAATGCTAACCTTGAATATGCTAACCTTAAAAATGCTAACCTTGAATATGCTAACCTTAAAAATGCTAACCTTGAATATGCTAACCTTAAAAATGCTAACCTTAAAAATGCTAACCTTGAATATGCTAACCTTAAAAATGCTAAGACAACTTATTGCACAGTAAACTTTTCATCATTTGAAAAAGAACAAGCAGAACAATTTATAAAAGGATTATAAGTGCATTTGAGAAGATAATTAAATAAATTAAATATATGGAAAATTTCCTAGAAGAAGGAGCATCAGCTCCAAAGACAAACTCCAACTATTTTAAACTAATAGAAGGAACAATTAAGTTCAGAATCGTAAGCCCAGCTAAATATGGCTACGAGTATTGGACAGAAGAAAATAAACCAGTTCGACTTCACGAGAAGTCAGAAAAGAAACCTGAAGATGTAAGAGTAGAAGCAAATGGTTCTTGGACACAAAAACATTTCTGGGCTTTCAAAGTGATCGACCGAGAAGACGGAGTAGTAAAAGTATTTGAAATAACTCAAAAAAGCGTAAAGGAAGAAATAGAAGCATTAAACGAAAATACTGAGTGGGGTAACCCATCAGAGTATGACATCTCTATAACTGGAACTGGAAAAGGACTAGACCGAAGATACACAGTTCAACCATCTCCAAGGAAACCTCTAACAAAAGAAGAAGAATCGCTAGTGGCTAGAACTGAAATAGATTTAGATGCACTTTTTACAGGAGATAATCCTTTCAATGAAAAAAGCGAAATTTCTGACTCAGAATTAGAAAAAATCCCCTTTTAATACATAACTACCTAAAAGTAGTATAAAACGCTCTACGGGCCTTGTGTGAGCTCGTAGGGCTATCTAAGATAGTTTATTTCTAAGCTAATGGGGAAATGCGCGGACAGCCTAAGTCGTCATTAGCTAAAAGTAAATTATAATTAAAAGCTATGATTATTTGTAAAATATGTAATGAAAACGCAGAAGAAATAGCAGAGTCAATTGATGATGCAGAAGTTGGATATTGTGCAGAACATTCAACAAGTGGAATTGAATATAAAAGTAACAATTAAAAATAAGTATATGCCAAAGAAAAAAACTAATTTTGAAAAATGGATAGATAGAGGAAAGGACAATATTGTTATAATGGGAGATTTTAAAAATGAGTATGGAGAAAGATTCTTTCTGTATTATTTTGATTACCCAACGATAAAAGATATTGTTTTTATCACAGGAGATGAATTTGATTGGGAGGAAGGTTATATTTTTGATGGTGAGGCTGTTTATAAACCCTTTAATCTAAATAGCGAAGAAACAAGCAAGGCTTTGCATATATTAGAAATAAATAAAAGAAATTAAACTAACCCCCTAAACTTTATCTAACTATTATAATCGTATGAAGGAGTTAAAAACATATAGCGAAGAAATATCAAAAGCTCAACCAACACAGTTAGTTAATATCTTAATTGAGATGACTGCTGACTATGGAGAGGTTTGTGATTCAATGATTCCAATAGAAAGAGCAAAGATGGAATACTGGCTAAAAGAAAAACAACTAGAAAGCGAAAAACCAGTTTCAGACACAACTTTAAGAATGATGTGGATAAGAGATGGAGATGGAGGATTAGAACGCAGAGCTGAACTTTATAAGAAAGCCCTAGAAAAAATGATGAGCAATGTAAAAGCAATTTTAAGACAAAAAGAAATAGAATCTCGTAATTTAATGTAAAAAACAAAAATACATAATAATTATTAAAAATATATGACTGATATAGCAAAATGTAATAATGAAGATTGCCCTAAAAAAGATACTTGTTATCGTTGGAAAGCAGAGGCAGATGAATACCAAACTTATGCAGAATTTGAAGGTGGAGAAGATTGTGATGGATATTGGGATAGAAAATAAAATGAAAAGCAAAAAACAAAAACTTAAAGAAGAATGTGTGAAACTAGCGACTATGAAGGTACTGGAGAAACATCCTAAATGTATGTTCTGCAATCAAGAAGCTAACACTTGCCATCACTTTATCAGACAATCACGATCAAACTACTTAAGATGTGATTCAAGAAACCTAATCCCTATATGTCAGAGCTGTCATTGTAGATTGCATAATGGATTTGAAAGTATAATGAGCTTGCAGTTAAGAAAAATGTTAGGGGACGAATGGGCGGATGGTTTAATAGAAGATTCAAGAAAAACAATAAAAGACACGCTGAAATATTGGAGAGATTTAAAAGATAAAAGATAAACGATAAATGATTTAATAAAAGTATTATGAGAGAACTAAAATTCATATCATATAATGGAGAATACCCTAACTTATGTTCTGGTGAGTTAGTTATGGAGTTAGATGGTAAAAAGATAACCTTTGCTAGCCATTCCCTGTGTAGCGGTGGTAATGTTTCTTTTGATGAAAACTGGAGTGAAGAAGTTACTAGCGGACCATGGTCAATAGGAGAATTTCCAAAAGGTTTTCCTAAAGAATTAGAAGGAAAGGCAGAAGACTTAGTGAATGAAAATGTATCACTAGGGTGTTGTGGAGGATGTGTTTAATAAAATTATCAAAACAAATGAATAATCACACAAAGAGATGGGAAAGAAATAGAGTAGAAGTTAAGAGTATGCGAACAGCTAGGAGAAATTCTCGCATATATAAAGAAAGACTTGACGGGTGGACTTTAGAGGATATAGGCTTTGAACATGGGATAACAAGAGAGAGAGCTAGACAGATAGTAGAAGGGTTTTATAAAAAGCTTGACAAATATTAGAAAAATAAATATGAAAATAACTAGAGTATGGGCTATGCCTAACCACAAGACATTCACAATAAAACCTATTAAAGAACTTTTAGAAAGGGAGGTGGGTAGCGATTTTATAGACCCATTTCCTTTTCCCTTTAAGACTGACGCATTGGAGTATCTTAAAAGCCTAGAAACAGATAGTGTTGAAAATTTAGCTTTTGACCCACCGTATAGTCCAAGACAATTAAAGGAGATGTATAGTAATGCTGGAATGGCTTATGACACTAAATGTTCTTACTGGTCTAAACTAAAAGACGAAATAGCGAGAATAATGAAAGTTAATGGAAAGGTAATATCATTTGGTTGGAACTCTATGGGTATGGGAGCTAGTCGTGGATTTGCCAAGATAGAGGTGTTGCTTGTTCCACATGGGGGTAGTCATAATGATACTATATGCACAGTTGAAATAAAAACGCTTGACAAATAAATAGAAAGTATGCTAGAATAGAGTCAGGTAAAAACAAAAATAAATAAATAAAAACAAAAAGATGGAAAACATCAACAATGTGCCAAAAGCACGCAAAAAGAGATTTACAGAAATAGGAAAGAACATTAAGGTATTAGCTCTTGTTGGACTAGGTATCGTCATAGGAACAAGCTTCCTATACAGTTACCAACTCTATGTCCAACTAGGAGATTTTATAAAGTAGTCGGTGGTGTTGTCTCTAACGAGGCTACGATACAGGACACTTCTGAGATTACTGCTGTTGGAGTTTCGCAAGATTCTCCAACACAGACTCAGGAGGAAATAATCAAAAAGTATTTTAAAGAAGATACAGAAGTAGCAATCGCAGTAGCAAAAGCTGAGAGTGGTTTAAACCCTTTAGCTGTAAATAGAAAAAATACTAATGGAAGCACTGACACAGGACTGTTTCAGATAAATAGTATTCACGGACACAGCGAAGAATATCTATTAGATACAGAAAACAATGTTAGGGTAGCTTATGAATTATTTAAGAGAAGTGGATTTAATCCTTGGGTTGTATTTAACACAGGGAAACACATTAAATTTTTAAAGTAAAACTATGATTCCAGTAGAATTAAAAGCATCATTAGGTGGACTATTTTGGGGAATAATAATTGGAATTATAATAGGTAAAATAATATGACATATGAAGAAGGGAAAAAAATTGAATGTATAATAGAAAGGATTGAAGATTTTGCTGAAGAATATGGAGATGGGCGAATTAAAGAAACAGCAAACGATTTAAACGTTGTTTTGAAACAATCTGAATAAAAGCATTTAATAATCAATCATATTTAAAACATTTGTAATGTTTACTAAAAAACAAAGATACAATAAGAAAAGGAATTGGAGAAAATCAGTAAAAAAAGGATTACATCCAATGTCTCCATTATTCTGTTATACCTATAATGAATTTAAAAAGAAAAGTGGACTAGATAATAAAGAAGCCTCATCTATTTGGATGGACTTTAATTTTAAACAATTTATACAATAAAATGTGTAATAAATTAAAAACAAATATAGCTTTTTACTTATCTTTATTTTTATTGGGATATGTAATTGGTGAAATAATTTGGAACTAATTTGAAAACAATACTATTCTTCTTAACTATGTGGATATTAGCTATGGTATATATGATACTAAATTCTTAGTTATCCTGTATTTCCGTATAACTTAAAAAAGAAAATAATGGATAAAAAAACAAAAATAGGAAACTTATATAGACAAGGATATAGCTCAAAGGCTATAATGGATAAGTTAGGTGTTGATACAGGGTATACATTAAGGGTTATAAGTGATATAGAAAACGAAAAGAAAAGAGGGCATACTAATATAGCAAAGGCTAAAGAGAACAAGAGAGTAGAGATGGAAAGAATACAAAAGACTCTAAGGGATCTAATACCTTATAAGAACGAACAGGCTAAAATAGAGTTTAAAAAGCTAGAGAAAGACCTATCTTTAATGAGAACTGAATACTATTACTTAGAGAAATTAAAATAGACATTTGACTCGTTCTCTGTTATCGTGCTATAATGTAAATACAATTCAAGATAACATAGCCTCTCTAAATGAGGGCAAACACAATAATCTTGAGAAAGAAAAATAAAACAAAACTGCTGTAAATAAGAACGGATTGAAGATGCGATAATTTTTGTGTTATATATAAACTCTATGAACGAAGTAGCATATAAAGATGGTTTAGCAATTGGAATCCTAATGGGAGGACTAATCGCTATGGCTGTTGTACTAATAATGGCTTAGATAAGCCTAAACTAGAAACGATTACAAATATGGCAGGACCAATAAAACCAGATATGGACTTAGGTAGAGAAGTTAGAAGACTAACCCTAAAACAAATTAGGAAGATTTTACTTGAGGAAGGAATGGGTAAGTTTAAAGAATCAGTTATTTTAAAACTAGCTTCAACAGTATTACCTAGAATAAATGAACATAGTGGAGAAGATGGAAAAGCAATTATAATTCAAGTCGCTAAAGAAATCGTAGACAAGAACCAAACTAATTAACTTGTGAATCTTATGTTGTGTCTTTCTCACAAGTTGGGCATAGCATCAGGTTAGAAACAAATGAATATAAAGTGTGCAAACTGTGGGAAGGATAATGAAATCTTTCTATCAAGGTTTAAGAAGGCTAAACAGCACTTCTGCAACAAAAGCTGTCATAGAAGTTTTAAAAACAAAATAGATAATCCATCTAAGACAAGAGATTTAGCTGGAGAGAATAATCCAATGTTTGGTAAGCATCCAATAGCTTGGAATAAAGATATGAAGGGAGAGGAGTGTCATAACTGGAAAGGTGGTTTACATAAGAGAAAGGATGGATATTATAGAATAAATATTGATGGAGAACGAAAGTTATATCATAGACATATATTAGATATAAAGGATAAAAGCGTTGTTCATCATAAAGACCATAACCCAAGTAATAACTCTATTGATAATTTGATGGTTTTCAATACTCAAGCAGACCACGTCAAATTTGAAGCACAAGAATGAAACTACATAAACAACAAGCTGTAATTGCTAAAGATAAGACTAGATTTAGAGTAATATGCTCAGGGAGAAGGTTTGGGAAAACTATATTAGCCTGTGAAGAAATAAAAGGTAAAGCTCTTTATAAAAATACTAGGATATGTTACATAGCACCGACTTATCAACAGGCAAGAGATATAGCTTGGCAAACGCTAGTAAAGGAACTAAAGCCAATCATAAAGAAAGTAAATGAATCCAGACTAGAACTAACAGTTAATAACTTAGTAAAAGGAACTTCTCTAATACAGTTAAGAGGATGGGAAGCAGTAGAAACGCTTAGAGGACAGCACTTTGATTTCATTGTAATAGATGAGGTCGCAATGATGAGAAACTTTAACATTAACTGGGAAGAAGTAATAAGACCTACACTTACAGATACTAGAGGAGAGGTAATGTTTATCTCAACACCTAAAGGATTCAATCACTTCTACGATTTATATAACGAACAAGACAAAGACCCAGACTTTAAATCATTTCATTACACATCATACGATAATCCACACCTACCAGTAGACGAACTAGATAAAGCCAAGCAACAACTAACAGACGATAGATTCGCACAAGAATACTTAGCTGACTTTAGAAAGACACAAGGATTAGTATATAAAGAATTTAATAGAGAACTACATGTTACCAAAGAGAAACCCACCCAAGTCATTGATAAAATCGCAGGTATCGACTTTGGCTACACGAATCCAGCGACCATTATCCCGATTGAGATTGATAGCGACAGCCATTACTGGATTGAAGAAGAATGGTATAAGACTAAACAAACAACAGACCAAATCGCAGAACAAGCACTCTTATACAAATCAACGAAGGTCTATGCAGACTCAGCTGAACCAGATAGAATACAAATCCTTAAAAAAGCAGGACTCAATGTTAGAGAAGTAAGTAAAGATATAGTCGCAGGAGTAGATCACGTTAGAGAACTATTTAAACAAGGAAGAATACATATAAGCCCAGACTGTAAGAACTTAATCCACGAACTAGAAACATATAGATACCCTGATAAGAAACCTGAAAAGAATGAGGACGAGAAACCTATAAAGGAAAATGACCATGCTTTAGACGCATTAAGATATTCATTATATACTCATAAACCTACAATAAGACAAGTAGACCCAACAACCACTTACTACGTTGATTTATAAAAACTCTATGGATATAAAAATTAAAGGAGATAGATGGGGCTGGAAAATAGAATACGATGATGGAAAACCCCAATCATTTTCTCACGGAAAACACGAGTATGGAGATACAAATGCTTATAATGGAGAAACTCAAGAAGAATTAGAAGTATGGGCTAAGAAAGCTTGGAGTAATAGTAAAAATATAGTAGACAATTTAAAATAAAAAAATGGAACAAGAATACCAAGAAGCCGAAACCTCTACAGAAGAAGAAGTTGATGAGAAGAAAATCATTGACCAACTCTTCAAAGAAAAAGACAACTACCAAAAGACTAACGAGGACTCAAGGAATGAAGTAAACGACATTTACAATGCTTATATGGGTAGAATGGATGAAGTAAAGAAAGTTCCTTACTTTGAGCCTATCTCTATACCTAAGCTAAGAACAGAAGTATCTTACATTGTTCCCTTTATCTATTCAGGACAACCTGAAATAGAGATTGAGCCAGTAGGAGAAGAAGATAAAGCTATCTCACAAGTATTAGAGAAGATAGTAAACTACCGAATCTCTCAATCAATACCACAAGCCTATGAGAAGATAGAAGCTTGGGTAAAACAATCAGTAACCTTTGGAACATCATTACTTAAAGTTAATTGGAAGTTTGAAGTCCAAGACAACGAAGACGGAACACAAACTCCTATAAAGGATGAACCTCAATTAGAAGTGCCTAATATCTTAGACTGCTTCTATAACCCTATAATCTCAGACGTTGAACAACAAGACTCCCTAATCTTTAGGAGTGTTTTACCTGTGGAAGAAGTAAAGAAGAACCCTGCTTATGACTTCGTAGACAATGAAGGAAACTTAAACAGAGAGAAAGCAATGCAAGGAAACGTCCAAGCTAATCAATATGACTCATCTCATCAAGTAGAGGGTGATAAGATAACACTACAAACTGCTTCAGAAGGCACTGTAGAGGTATATGAACGTATTAGTAAGGATAAGATTCAAACAGTATGCGTAGGTAAAGAAAGGTATGTCCTAAGAGATGTTGAGAATCCTTATGGATTAAATGTAGTTAAACTTATACACGAACCTAATTGTATTCCTAATCGTTTTGGAGGTATGGGAGTAGGACAAAACACTTTAGGACTAGGTAAAGGCTTTCATTCGATTATCAATCAAACAAAACAAAACATAACTTTGGCTAATAATCCTAGGTTTATGTATAACAAGGGAGCTAACATAGATAAGCAACAGTTAGTATCAACTCCTGGTAGTGGAATAGAAGTAGACGGAGATGGACCACTTAACAATAATATAGTTCAAGTACAATTCGCAGACATTAAGAATGGAGCATTAGACTTCATTGGTAGACTAGATGATGAACATAAGAGAGCTAGTGGAGCAAATGACTTAGTTCAAGGCTCTGCATCTAACAAGACTCTAGGACAAGATGAGTTATCTTCACAGTTTAGTTCTAATAGGTTTGAGCTTATAACTCGCAGATTTAAAGAAGCTCTAGCAGACTTAGCTACTATCTTAATAGAGATGGAAATAAAGAACTTACAGAGTCCAGAGTCAGCTATTTTAAGAATATTCCCTCAAGAACTAAGACCTCAAATCTATCAATTACTTATAAGTGAAGACGCAAAGAACGCTGAATATAATGTAAAGGTTAAGGGAGATACTACAATCGCTAAGAATAAAGACATTCAGATAAAACAACTGATAGATGCTTACAATATATTCGGACAAATCTTACCTCCGGAGAATCAAATGGAATGGGCAAGAAAGGTATTAGAATTAAGAGGAATAGATGAATTAGATAAGTTAGTGCCTGATCCACAACAATACGCTCAACAAATGCAACAGCAACAAATGGAGCAACAAGCAATAGATGGACAAGCAATGCCGCAAGGAGGAACAGGAATACAAACACCTAATCAACAATTATAAATTAATAAAACTCTATGAACCAAGAAGAAATAGACAATCTAGTTGAGATAAGAGATATAATCCAAAGACCAGTATTTCAAGATATGATAGTTAAGCCAATGAGAGAATATGGAGAGAAGCTAGAGAAGGCTTATAACTGTGAAACACTATGTGAGTTGAACACTGTTAAAGGGAAGAAACATGGAAGCGATGAGTTCTTCAATATACTTAAAAGAATCAGTATAGAATTTAAAAACAAAGAAGATTAAATCGAAGGTTCAGGTAGATAAAACTCTACTGTCCTGAACTTCTGATATAAGGTCGAAAGGAGGTTCATTAACAAATCAATAATCAATCACAAAACATGGATACTAATGAAAATAGTGAACCCGTAGGGGGTGCTGACGTTACAGCCTCTCAGGATACTTCTCAAGAAAACATTACCCAACCTGTTGAAGAAACAACCGAGGCTACTAACGAAAGCGAAGTTGTTGAAGAAACAGAGAAAGTAAAGTTGGCAGGCAAATATGAAACACCTGAAGAACTTGAGAAAGCTTACAAGGAACTGGAATCTAAACTAGGAGAGCAAGGGCAAAAATCCGAACTCGTTAATAGGTTAGAGAAACAGACTGGTAAATCAGCTCAGGAAATCTCAGATTTTATGGAACGCCAAGAGCAAGAAAAGATTCAACGCAACATTCAGGATAATCCTGGTATGGCAGCGTATGAAAAAGTTCAAGGTCTCGAACAGCAAATAGCCTTACAGAATGAAGAAAAGGAATTGGACTCATTCATTAAGGAAAACCCACAGTATGAACCCCAAAGAGATAAGATTCTAAAACTAGGTCTTAATATCGAAAGGGACAAGCCGTATGCAGATATTGCAAAGGAATACTTTGGAGAACCTATTGCTCAAGGTCAACAAGACGCTTACAAAAAGATTGACCAAAAACAAAAGACTCAGGCTACTGGAGTATTAAGCACTCCTTCTAAGAAATTCACAGAAGAAGATATGGCTAATATGACTGCATCCGAATTGGAAGCAATATTACCTCACGCTGATATCTCAGGTCGAGTCTAAAAAAGAAAATGGCTTTAGTAAATGGACTATTACAAGGAACTGCTGCAATCTCCACTGGAGGTTTGGCATCTGCTATGCAGATTTATTACGATAAAGTTTTCCTTGAAAGACTACAGAATAGCAGAAAGTATAACTTTCTAACTGTTCCTAAATCTATACCTAAGAACTCTGGAGAAGTAGTTTACTTCACACGTTTCAACCAAATGACTGCTAACACTACTGCTTTAGTAGATGGTGCTACAGTTACGGCTATCAACACATCTGCAAGCAGAATTGTTGCTACAGCTAAACCTTATGGTGCTGCTGAAATTGTTGGAACATTATATGAACTAACAACTATGGACTCAGGTCTTAAAGAACATTCTGAACTGATGGGACAGAATGCTGGAGAATCAATGGACATCGTTCTGGGAACAGAACTAAACGCATCTGCCACAGTACAATGTGCTGGTGCAACATTCGCAGCTCAAGCAACTGCTATTGCAAGCTCTGACACTTTGTCAGTATCTGGCATTAGAAAAGCTGTATCTACTCTTAAGAAAGCAAAAGCTCCTAAATGGGAAAATGGCAACTATCGTGCTGTTGTAGACGTGGACGGATCTTATGGACTTCAAGGTGATACTGCTGCTGGTAATTGGGTTAACATCGGTCTTTACAATAGTAAAGAAAATGCAGAAATGCTTAAAAAAGGTGTTATCGGAAGTTTGTATGGTGTTGACATCGTAGAAACTAACCAATCATTCAGTGCTTCAGGAACTGACACAGCTTCAGCTCCTTCTGGACGTTCTAACTTTATCGCTGGTAAAGGTGCTGTTGCAGAAATTGCTATTGGTAGCAAAGACGCTTCAATCATCTACAAACGATCAGGACCGAACGATACTTCTAATCCGTTGAATATGTATTCAACAATAGGATGGAAAGTAGACGCTTATGCCGCTAAGGTATTACGCACAGATTGGGTCGTAAACGTTCAAGCTTACGGAACAGGAACTGCAAACTAATCAGAATGATTATTTGGGATAACAACCTCACGAAGTTATCTCAAAGTGAGGAAATAATTAAATAACAACTCTATATGCGAACTCTACACAGTTCGTTTACAAGAGAATAAAACAAATGAAAAAAATGAAACCATTTCTAGAGAGATGTATTGTTGAAGTAAAAAAGAATTACATCAAAGAAAAAGGAAAGCAAGTAAAAGATGAGTCAGGTGAAGATGTCTATGAGCCAGAACAAATCGCAATAATTACCAAATCTAATATAGAAGGTGTTACAAAAGGGATGGAAATTACTCCTTTACTAAGAGGTGGAGTTCCTATTAAAAGAGAAGAAACAAAAACTCATTTGAAAGTAATATTAGATAAAGAAGAAGTTTATGCTACTGAATAGATTCAAAAAACTAGCTAAGAAATTTGGCTGTCAAATCACACCAGTTTCTTGTTGGATAGATGGAACTATTTGCAGACGACCAGACATAATGGCAGTAACAAGACATGGACAATTTGTTATGACAATCCCTAGACAAATGTATGCTCTACCAAATATAGGACATAGAAACCTAACTAATATAATTCACCCAGATTACTATGAATGCGAAAGACAACTCTATTTCAAAAAGTTTAAAGCCTAAGGTTTTTGGTATCACAACTGATACAATTATGAAGGATGGAAAGATAGTCCTCCATAAAGGTAAACGCCAATGTGGTGCTATTGGATGGTATCGTGTAATGAGTCCTTTAAAGGAATTAGGATACGAAGTCCAAGTAGGAATGACTATAAAAGCTAAAGCTGAAGATGCTATTGCTCTTAAAGAGAGAGGAGATATTTGGTTCAGTAAAATGTCAGACAACGAGGGAATAGATAATATGTATGCAGCTCACAAAGAGTTTACAGGAGCTAAGTTTGTATTAGACCTAGATGATGACCCTGACCACGTAAACCAAGACCATCCTGATTTCAAAGCATTAGACGACAGAAAAGAAATGCGAATGAGAATGATTAAGATGTCTGACCACGTAGTATGCTCAACTGAATTAATTAAAGAATCGATAAAACACTTAAATCCTTATGCGACTGTTATACCTAACGCTATGAACCCTAAGATATGGAACTTCAAGAATCAGATTAAAGGAAAGAAAATCAAAATAGGATGGATAAGTTCAGGTTCACATTTTGCAGACGTTCCTATCATTCAACCAGTAATGGATGCGATATTAGCTAAATATCCTAACGTAGAATTTCACTTCGCAGGAATGACTTGGGATGAAGTAAAGGAAGAAGGATATTATCACCATGTAGGAGTAAGAGCTTATAAAGACTTCCCTAAATGGTATTCCGAACAAGGCTATGATATTGCTATCGCACCCCTAAAAGACACTAAGTTTAACCGAGCTAAATCCAACATTAAGTGGATGGAAGCAGCAATGCTTGAAATACCCTGTGTAGCGAGTGATGTAACCCCTTATAGGTGCATAAAACACGGCAAAGATGGCTTCTTAGCCTCTAGCACAGAACAATGGGTTAAATACCTATCATTACTAATAGAAGACAAGCAGAAGCGCTTAGAGATAGGAAAAAACGCAAAAGAATCAGTACTGAAAGATTGGCACATTGATAAGTTTCTACCTGAATACGTTAAGTTATTTGATAAGCTAGATGATAATAAAAGTATTTCAGTAGTTACAGCGATCACAGCTAACAAAGACAGACTGATAGAACAACCTCAATATAAAGGAGTTGAATACCTAGCTTTCACTAAGCAGAAATCAGAGACTTGGAAGACTCAATTACCTTGCGATAAGTTCAAGAAAGGAGTAATGAACGCTAAGATTCATAAGATACTTACTCATAAATACACAGACAAAGAATTTATAGTTTGGATGGATGGAAACTTAGAACTAAAGGCAGACCCACACGAACTGGTTAAATTATTAGGAGACAAAGACTTTGCTTTCTTTAAACACCCTGGAAGAACTTGCCTATATCAAGAAGCTGAAGCTTGTGTAGAATATGGAAAGGTAGATCCTCGAGTAGTAGCTGAACAGATTAAGGAATACGCTAAGGAGGAATTTCCAGTAGGAGCAGGACTAAGTGAAATGACTTGCTTTGTTAGAAGGAACAATCCTAAGACTAATTTATTGTTTGAACAATGGTGGGCTGATATATGTAGATACTCGCACAGAGACCAAGTAAGTTTCCCTAAAGTATTTAAAGGACAGAAGTGGAATGTAATACCTGGAAGTGTAGCTTACCTAGAAGGAAACGAAAACTTCGTAGGAAACGAATACTTCGATTATAAAAAACATAAGAAACTCTAATGAAAATACACATAATTAATTACGAACAGAACTATGGTATAGAATCTATTCTTACCAAGTATTCAAGAATGTTAGAAAGAGAACTGATAGACCTAGGACACGAGGTATCTGTATCAGGTAAAGCAGAAAAGGCTGACATTAACCATCATATCAATTTCAATGCTTACAAACCGAGTGGAGGAAAAGACTCAATGATGATAGCTCATATATCAGGAGACAAGAATCAAAGCAAAGAAACAAAGATTAAAAAAATTAAGAAAAGTCTAAAGACAGCACACGGAATTGCATTTAATCCTGGAATAATGAATGACCTTATAAAAGAAGGTTGCGACCCAAAGAAACTAGACTATGTAATGCACGCTCACGATGGAATGATAAGAAGACCTAAAATAGTAGCAATCGTTTCTAAGAACTATGAGGACGGAAGAAAGAACCCTGAAATGTTTACTAAATTGGTTAAAAGTTTAGGAGATAAGAAAAGCGTTATCTTTAGGATAATGGGAGCAGGTTGGTTAAAAGTATTAAAGAAATTAAAAGGAATACAAGTCCAATACACAGACGAGTTTTCAATGGACTTATACGAGCAAATACTTAACACATCAGATTACTTACTATATACAGGAGATGAAGACTCACTAGCTCAGAGCCAAGTAGACGCTAAGAACGCAGGACTAAGAATAATCTCAAGACCTAACCCAGACTTAGAAATAGAATTACCATTTACTAATCAGAAAGAACTTAATAAGATATTCGCAGACTTTGAGAAGAACGAAGTAAAGGACTGGACGTGGGAAAACTATACTCTTAAACATCTACAAATATGGAAAAAGGAACTTGGAGAAATGTAGGCACACTCGGAAGAAAAGCCTTAATAACAGGAGTAAATGGACAGGGCTTGACCTTTTAAATCAGTAATGTTAGAATACTTATAGGTAATTAATTAAAACAAACCTATGAGGAAACTAGTATTGCCAGACAAAAAGTGTATAAGTTGTGGCAAGAGAATGCGTAGAGAACAATATAATAGAGTATCAGATTTTAAAGCTGCTCAGTATTGTTCAAAGAAATGTTATTTAGGAAATTTAAAAAGAGAAAAACATCCGAATTGGAAGGGAGGAATAAAGCATAGACCAGACGGATATTTAAGAGATAGTGCTACTGATAAGTATATACATAGAATAGTAATGGAGAAAAAGCTTGAGAGAAAGTTATTATCAAATGAGCATGTTCATCACATTGATGGGGATCCTCAAAATAATTCTACCGATAATCTAATACTGGTATCAAATAGCCAGCATAGAAAAATCGAAAATAAGTATGCACCAAGAGATAAAAAAGGAAGATATAAAAAGAAAGAAAGTCGCATTCGTTAGTGGCGTGAACGGCCAGGATGGAAGCTATCTAGCTGAACTCTTGTTAAAGAAAGGATATGAAGTTCATGGACTTGTTAGGAGAGCTAGTACATTTAATAGAGAGAAAATAGAAGGACTAGATATTAAACTCCACTACGGAGATATGACTGATCCTTACTCACTACTCTGGGCTTTAAAGGAAAGCAAGCCTGATGAAGTTTACAATCTAGCTGCTCAATCACACGTTCAAGTTAGTTGGGAAACACCTTGGTATACAGCACAGACGACTGGCATTGGAGTTCTGAACCTCTTAGAGGCAATCAGGGTACTCGGAATAAGTCCAAAGATTTACCAAGCCTCAACAAGCGAATTGTTTGATGGACTAAGTAAGGAGACATACACAGAAGAATCAAGAATGAATCCAGTAAGTCCTTATGGAACAGCAAAACTCTATGCCTACCAGATATGCAAGAATTACCGAGAAGCTTACGGAATGTTTATCTGCAACGGAATTTTATTTAATCACGAAAGCAAGAGGAGAGGAGATAACTTCGTTACTAAGAAGATTATAAACGAAGCACCGAAAGGAGAAGTCCACCTAGGAAATACAGACGCTTCAAGAGATTGGGGATATGCACCTGAATATGTAGAAGGAATGTGGAGAATGTTACAACAAGAAAAACCTGACGACTATATTCTAGCCACAGGACAAACAAATACAGTTAAGGAGTTTGTTGGATGGGTAGAAGAAGTTACTGGGAGACCAATCAAGATACTTAGCCAAGATGATTACAATAGACCAACAGACGTGCCAATGCTAAAGGGCAACCCTTCTAAGGCTAAAGAGAAGCTAGGATGGGTAGCAAAAACAAGAGGAAAAGATTTAGTTAATAAAATGATATAAACTCTATGGAAAAAATATTAGAATATAAAATTATTTGGGGTAAAAATTGTGAAAGGGTTGAAGAACAAGTTTCAGATTTAATATTAAGATTCGGGTGGCAACCATTTGGTGGTATAGGAGCAGATAGAGATTGCTACTTGTATCAGGTATTAGTTAAATATAAACAAGATAAATAAACTCTATGAAATGTAGATTATGTAAAGAGGACAACCTGTATAAGTTTCTGGACTTAGGTTATCACCCTCACTCAGACCAATTTAGAAAGACAAACGACGAACCAGAGACAAGGTATCCATTAGTTCTAATGATGTGTCCAGATTGTGGACTAGCTCAACTATCTTACAACGTTGAGAAAGAAGTAATGTATACAGAAGATTATTTATATGAAGCCTCAATTACAGATACAGCAGGAAAGCATTGGGGAGAACTAGCAGACGACGTGATAGAAAAATCAGGAGTTAAGAAAGGACTAGCGATTGACATTGGAGGAAACGACGGAACACTATCACTAAAATTTAAAGAAAGAGGATTTAAAGTTTTAAATATAGACCCTTGCAAAGAAGTAACAGATATCTCAAGAAAGAGAGGAGTAGACACGATAACAGATTTTTTCAATAGCGAACTAGCAAGAGACATAGATAGAGCAGATATTGTAACTGGAACGAATGTATTTGCTCACGTTCACGATCACGACGACTTCATTATAGGATTGAAAAAGATATTGAAGACTAAAGGAGTATTTGTATTTGAATCACCACACTTCGGAGAGTTCTTAAAAGGATTAGAATACGATACAGTTTATCACCAACATTTACTTTATTTGTCGGTTAAACCAGTAATGAAATTCTTAGAGAAACACGGACTAGAGATATTTGATGTTAAGTTTAGTGAATTACACGGAGGAGCTTTCAGATGTTATATAGCAAGAAAAGGCGAACATACAGTTAAGCCGATAGTTAAGGAAAGTGCTGACAAAGAAGATTGGGATAAAAAAGATTTAAGTGGTTGGGGAGAAGTCGCAAAAAATCATTCAGAAAGGTTATTTGATTTCATTTATAGTCTTAGCAGGCAAGGAAAGTCTATTGCTTGCGTAAGTTCTCCAGCTAAAGGAATGACACTACTAAATTACACAGGAATAGGAAAGTATATAGATTTCGTAACAGAAAAAAGTAAATTAAAAATTGGAAGATATACTCCAGGAACAAAAATAAAGATAGTTGGAGATGAAGAGCTAATCAAAAGACAACCTGATTATGCTTTAATACTAGCTTGGAATTTCGCAGAAGAAATAATTAAAAATAACTCTGAGTATAAAGGCACTTGGATAGTACCTTTACCAGAAGTAAAACTCTATGAAACTCGAGACAATAAAAGACAAAAGGGGAACGATTAAAGACCTAATGGTAGGAAAAGATTTCTCGATAACTCATATAACATTTAAGAAGGGAGCTATCAGAGGAAACCATTATCATAAATATACAGACCAACAGGATATTATATTGAAAGGGAAAGTGTTAGTAAGCCATAATGAAGTTGAATACAGATTAGACAAAGGGGATGATGCTTTTTTCCCAAGAAATTGTCCTCACGCTTATAAGGCTTTAACAGATAGTGAAATGGTATCAATATGTATAGGTAAAAGAATAGGAAAAAATTATGCTAAAGACACGTACAAGTGTGAACTCATTAAATAAATTTGAAAAAGCTTGGGCTAAACATAACTCTTATGATTATGGTATATGTTGTAATAGTGGCACTAATTCTTTGTTTCTTGCCCTTAAAGCGTGCGGAATAGGAAAAGGAGACGAAGTTATTGTTCCAGAGTTTACAATGATAGCTACTGCTTGGGCTGTAAGCTACACAGGAGCAACCCCTATATTCGTAGATTGTAAAGACGATTTGAATATAGACCTAGACAAGATAAAGATAACAAAGAAGACAAAAGCTATTATTCCAGTCCATATTTACGGAAGACAATGCAATATGCCTGAAATAGTAGAAAGATTTAAACACAGACTCTACATTATTGAGGATATGGCAGAAGCTCACGGAATTATGCCTCAAGGAGACATAGCTTGCTACTCGTTCTATGACAATAAGATAATCCATACCGAAGAAGGAGGAATGTGCCTTACAAACGACAGATTAGTAGCAGATGAGATTAAATTACTGGCAAATATGTATTTTGACGAAGAAAGGACTCTGATCCACCCCAAAATGGGGTATAACTTCAGAATGACCAGTATGCAGGCAGAAAAAGGACTAAAACAAGTAAAGAATTTTAAAAAGATAATAAAAGACCGAAGACAGATAGAGAAATGGTGGGATAAATACTTACCAGAAGAAATTAAGATGCCTAAGAGGGACACAGTATGGATGTATGATATAGATTGTGGAGATTGTCAAGAGGATATAAAAGAGGCAGTCAAGATGACTAGATATTTCTTCAAACCAATGAGTATGCAACCAATGTATAATCGAAAGTATAAAAAGCTAAATGCTTACAAATGGTCGAAGCGAGGACTCTACTTACCACTCAAAGATTTAACAGAAAAAGAAGTAATTAAAATAAGTAAAAAGATATGTCGGATTCTTTCAGAGAACCAGTAGCAGCAACACCAGAAGCCCCTACAAGCTCACAGGAGTCGCCACAGCCGTCTAACCTACCAGAAGGGGATAAACTACAGGGTAATGAAAGTCCTGCCACAGACGAGCTTACAGCAGACGAAAAGAATATTGAAGTTTGGGAAGGATTACACCGAACAAAGTTTATTGAGAGTCATTTTAAGATAAAAGAGTTCGCAGGAGAGTTTCCATTAAAGATGCAAGTCTCTCATATAGATAAATATATAAAAAGTCAAATAGCAGAAAAACAGTATGAAAATAACATTGAAAACTACGAAAAAGTTCTACAAGAAATTGAAGAAGAAGCTGGCTCGGAAAGGCTCGAAACTTTTACAAGACTTAAAAGAATATCTGAGTATATTAAAGTCTTAAACAAATTTAACGCCTTAAAAGAAAAAAAGGCATCATTTAAAACTCTACTTGACGGATAGATTGTTTTATTCTGGGAGTGTTTGTAGAGTTCGCTTCCAGAATTAAGTAATTTATAAAAACTATGGCATTCGTAAAACAAACCCTAGCAGATTTAAAACAAAGTTTAGCTGACAGACATAACTCTGGGACTCTACCAACTAAAGCAACAACTCTATCACTATGGACAAGACTTTTAAATAAAGGTCAAAACTATTGTGCAAGGAAAACTAACATACAAGCAACCACCTCGCTTACAACAGTAAATGGAACAATAGCTCTACCAGAGAACTTTAAAAGCATATTTAGAGTGTTTTTAGACGATACAGAGATGGTTCAAGTAGGACAAGACGACCTAGACCAACAAAATGGATATGTTTATTGGATAAGTGGAGACCATTTTAATGGATTCTACTTAAATACAGATTCAGACCAAGAATACGATATTCAATACTACTACTATCCTTCACCTATGTCTTTAGACACTGACGAATGTTTTGTAACTGACCCAGAAGCACCAGTCGCTTATGCTTATGCAATGCTTCGTAGGAGTGAATCAGACCCATTTGAAGACGCTGAACGCTCACTACAAGAAGTAGACTCAAGAATAGTAGAAATGAATAGCGATAAAATGAAGAATGACGATAATTTAGATTTTTTAATGGTTCAAGGATCATAATAATATGGCAACAAAAGGAATTAAAACTTTTCACCAAGACGACCTAGGAAAAGGTATAAACTTATTTACAAGAGACACAATGATAGCCGACAACGAATGTATGGATGGTTGGAATGTTTGGGCTGTTGGTAAAAACTCTATTGCAAAAAGACCTGGTGTAGTTCTCTTTGGAGAAGTAGCAGGAGATAAACCTATTGACGGACTGGGAACTTATTATAGTGGCTCGACTAGAAAGATGTTAGCTATGAGTAATGGCTCACTAACTGATGTATCAACTGGAACTGCAGTAGCACTATCTAGTGTTCCTGCTTCTAGTAATGTTTTCTCAACAGCTCAGAGAGCAGATTTCTCTCAAGCTGGTGGTAAAACCTTTGTAGGAAATGGAGTAGAAAACATCAGATACTTTGACGGAACTACAATGAGAGAAGAGACTGGCTCAATAAAAGCTAGATACCTTATCTTTTACAAGAGTTGTTTATGGGCTACTGGAAACACAACTTCAGGAAATGAAACTAAACTTTATAGAAGTGGAGACGGAGCAACAGGTGTAGCACCTGGAAATGCTATTGGAAATTTTACTTATCACGCTACCAACAACCCGTTAGCAACTTCTAAATATGTATCACAATCAGACGGACAAATATTGAATGGGTTCTTTAAACATCAAGATTACTTATACCCTGTTAAGGAACGAAGTCTATGGAGAGCCACAGTAGGCTCTGACGCTGCTCAACTTATTTCATTAGAATTAGTAGACCCTTCTAGGGGAACAGATTCACATCATTCTATCGACACAGTTGAAAATGATAACTTTATGTTCAATGAGGTTGGAGTATTCGCTACTGGATATGAGCCAAACATCTTAGACCAGATTAGAACTAACATAGTTTCTCTAAGAGTAGACCCAAAACTAAAAGCAATTCAGAAAGACAGACTAGATGATGTAGAAGGAATTTTCTTTGATAATCATTATTATCTTTCTTATACTTCGGCTGGTGGAACTTATAACGATACTTTCCTAGTTTATGACAGACAGAGATTAGGTTGGTGGGAATTTCAAGTAGCTGGAGGAACTGGAACTTATATCGGAGCTAATTGTTTCTGTGAATGGAAAAATCCTAGTGGAGAAACTAAACTATATTTCGGCTCACCTGTAGATGGAAAGATTTACTACTTTGATGAAGATATAAAAAAAGACCCTGGATATAACATTTCGACCAGCTTTGTTTCAAAGAAATATGGAATAGAAAAAAACCTTTCACAAGTTAAATTCTTTTTAGACGCAGAACTATATTTTGGTAAGACTGCTGGAGATGTAACTATCACTATTAAGATAGACGGAGAAGTAGCAGAAACTTTAGATATTTTAATTGGAAATACTGGAGCAGCTGGAATAGGTATAGGAGCAATAGGAACACCAACAATAGGTGTGGGTGCTGGATCACTTTCTCTCGCTGATAGTGGGGGAGGGGATTGGGTAAAAATACCTATAAATAAACAAGGAAGAAACATTGAAATAACTATAACCGATACAACTTCTACAAAGAGTTGGGAGCTTAATGCGATAGTGGCTCACTATAAACCTCTAAACGAACTTTATCAACCAAATGTTAAAACGTAATAAATAAATTAAAAATATGACAAAAATTAACCATCAGGATAATTTCGCTAGTAATCTTGCAAGCAACACAACTGCAGCAGATACTACTAGCACCCTAGTTGATACACCTAGTGCATCAGCTCCATTTTATCTGGCTTTCGATGCCACTGATTCAAATGGAAACTACGAAGTATTAAGATGTATAACTTCTCCAGGAAGTGGAGTAGTAACTCACGCAGCTCTAGCAAATGCTCATACAACTGCTGAAGAAGTCCGAATGGTATGCCCTGGAAAAGAGCTAGACCTTATGTATCAAGTGCCAGAAGGAACTCTGTTAAATGGAAAGATAGTTCCAACTGACGCAGCAGGATTAACTTTAACCCTACAAACTCAAGCAGGAGCAGACCCATCAGCAACAGACCCAGTTTATGTAATGATAGGAGGAACATTAAGAAGTGTGACCGCCGCAACAACAGCAATCGCAACAGCAGGATTTAATTATTTTAATTCAGGTAGTGCAGAACTAGCGACTAAAGAAGTAGATTATTTCGTTTATGCTTATTGGGATTCAGCAAATTCTCTAGTAAGAATTGGTTTTGCTCGTATTTCACACGCAACTTTAATAGATGATTTTAATGCGACTGATACTAACGAAAAAGGATTTCTCTGTAATACTGTTGAAACAGCAGGAGATGATGTAGTAAATATAGGTAGATTTGCAGCTACTTTAAGTGCTGGTGCAGGATATACTTGGACAGTACCAACTTATACTACTAAAAACCTTATTCAAAGACCTATATATGAAACAAGATGGTTGGATTATACTCCTGCATATACTTGGACTGCTGGAGCTGATCCATCTAGTCCTACTGCTGGAGCAGCTTATTATAAGTATAAAATATTAGACAATACACTTAAAATTCAAATTTCAAATGTATGGGGAAGTTCTGGAACAACAGTCACCTTATTGGTTTTGTCTAGACCATTTTCTACTATTAGCAGTGGCTCTCAAATACAAGGTCTAAATGGAAGATTTGCACAAGGAACAGCACCACTATTATCTTATGGATATAGTGATGGTTCTAATTTTGTAGTAGGAAGTTCATCATCAACTATTGATAGAATTTTCCTAAGTGGAAGTATGGTAATTTAATAACTAAAAACTCTCTAAAAAAATGGCAAAATATAATATGTCCAAGTCTGAAGCAAAAAGGACTGGACAGAAAAGAGTAAAAATAAGTAGCTCTAAATCGTCTAAGAACTCTAAGAAAATAGATTATTCTAAAAGGTCTAAAGGAACTTCAAAGAGAGAGTATCAAGCTTCTCAATTAGGAGGAGTTTTAGATAAGAAGAAGAATACTATTACAGTTAGAACTAAGAATCCTACTTCTAGTTCTAGTTCTGGTCGTAATTTTGACCAAACAACTTACAATGCAATGCGTGTTCATGATGTTCATATGGGAACTAATACAGCAGCAGGATATAAAAGTTGGGCAGAAGGCAAAAAAGATATTAGTGATAGTTACACTACTGATACTTATAAATCTGGAAGTTCTAGTAGAAGTAATGCTTCAAAAGAATATAATGCTACAAATGGTGGTGGCGGAAAGACTGGAAAGACTGGAAAGACTGGAGGCATAAAAAATTATATTAGAAATGCTCCATCGAGGACAGGAAGCGGTGGAGGAATAGGTAATTTTATAGATAAAGGACTTGCAGAAGCTGGTGGACTTTGGGATACTTTAAGAGGTACTGGCATTAGAAATACAATAGGTCAATTAGGAAGAGATATTCAACTAGGAATAAATAAAGCTGGAGGTGTTATGAGTGCAGAAGCTAGTGGTGGTGCTTCTGGAGAACAACCATTTCAAGAAACTCCTGAATCTGCTCAAGCTGAAGAAGAAGCAGCTAATAGAAGGAGGGAAGACCAAGGTTTTGTTCTAAATGCTGATGGTGGAGTAGATTTGAGCACTCCAGTTAATCAAACTGCTTTCGAAAATTCAACTTATAACACAAGTAATATAAGTGCAGATAGAGACGACCCTACCCCTACTTATGATGATGGAGGTTCTAGTTCAATATCTCAACCTGTAAATTTACCAGAGATATTTCAAACTCAAGAAAGTCCTTATCAATTACCACAACCTGCTGACGGAGGAGCTATCCAACGAGAGAACGCAACTGTTAGTAGAATAGCTGGAAAAGGAAATTATGCTCGTGGATTAGGATACAACAGTGAACAAGGATTAGTAGGAGGTGGAGGACTAGGATTAGGTGGAGAAGACGATGAAATGAATATACTCCAAAAGATATTAGCTTCTACTGGAATGGTTAATTCTGCACAGGCTTCTCAAGTGCCACAAGATAATGGAGGATTTAGTGGACAAAAAGATTATAGCTATAATTCAGCAACTATCCCTACAAATTATGGGTATCAAGCAGAAAACCCTGAAGGACCAGCACCTATAATACAACCACAAGAAGAAGAACCAATAGAATATAATCAAACTAACAATCAAAATTATGAACAAGGAGGAGGTGGTAATGTGCCACAACAAATAAATGCACCTGCCGACAGGGGTGGGTTAAGTAAAAGAGAATACAAAGCTAAATATGGAGTAGAATATGACCCATCAGGAGGCTTAGGAGACTTTGGTTACGCAGGAGACGACTCTTATGAAGACCAAGGTAACGAAATTCAAAACCAACTAGCTGATATGATTAAGGGAATTGAATCTCAATACGCTACTGCTCAGACTAAACAAACAGGAGACCTTGAAAGACAAGGAAGACAAAACTTGAATCAATTAAATTCACAGTTTAGCTTTGGAAATTCAGACCCTAATGACGAACAGAGAATCCAATACCAACAAAGACTACAAAACGACCAAGGAAGAAATTTAGCTGAATTGCTAAGTTCACTTCAAGCTTCTAAAGGTCAAGACATTCTATCAGCAAGAAATCAAGGTTCTACAAATATGCAGAACTTAATGAATCAACAACGAACAGCTCGTTCAACTGCTCAAGGAAATCAAAGAGATTATCAGACTGAACTTGCTAAGGCAAAAAGTGGAGGAAGTGAGAAGAACGATTCTCTAACATACCAAGGAAAGAACGCTCAAGGAGAACCAGTATTTTGGAATAATAGAACAAAGCAAACGCAAGTAGGAGAAGGACTAACAAGAGAGTCTAGCAATCCATTTGCAGGATTATTTAATCCTCAACAACAAACACAGCAAGACAATAGTAATCAAATAGTATTTGAAGGTAAAAAGTACAATGTAGACTCTAATGGAAATATGACACCAGCTTAAAAAATGTATGAATATCAGAGACCTAAAGAAAGGAAGCTATAAACCAGTTTCCACTAAGTTAAATGTAAAAAACTTACCAAAAGGAAGTTATAAGTCTGTTCAAAAACAGCAGACTTTGAATGTTAATAATCTTCCACAAGGAAGTTATAAACCAGTTTCTACAGGTGGTTTTGGTAATACGATAAAGAACGTAGGTAAAGATATTATAGGAACTCCATTAGCAGTAATGGCTGATTTAGGTAATGTTATCCAACCTTGGAAGAAAGAAAAAGATAGAGTTAAGAGTATTAAGTTTCTAGGAAACGAATATCAAACTCCTAGCTCAAGAGGTCTAAAATCAGGACAACTAGCAAGAAAAGGAGAATATAAGAAAGCAGCAGGAGAGTTAGGAATGGCTGGACTAGATATAGCTTCTACATTTTATGCACCTGCAAAGGGTGTTAAGGCATTTAAAGGTGCTGGTGCATTGAAAGGTGCTTTACAAGGAGCATTCACAGGTTCTCAAATAGGAGCAGGTTATGGTTTAGCTGGAGGAGCTAGCCAAGGTCAAGGAGGTTTAGACTTATTGAAATCAACTGGTAAAGGTGCTTTAGGCGGTGCTGCAGCTGGTGGAGTATTAGGTGGCGGTCTAGGGATAGCTGGTAAGAGTTTAAGTAAATATTCTGCTGGTAGAAAACTAAACAAAGCTTCTCAAGGAATGGACGCAGAGGCAAAGGCTTTTGTATCTAAACCAGAGCCTTCTATATCAGAAGCTATTGCACCTAAAGGAAAGAAAGCTAAAATTAAAGAAGGGGAGATAGGAAGTGAGTTTAAGGAAAGGGGCTTTGTAAAAACAGTTAGAGGTGGAAAGAATACAGACGCAAGACTTAAAATGCTTATTGAAGATAATTATATTCCACAGCCTAATGATGACTTAGTAGCTCATTCTATAAACCTTATTCAAGATGATATAAACAAAGCCAAAGCTAAGGCTATGAAAGGAGACGATAACCTTGCAGTAGCAACAGCTTCGGAACTTATTAAGCATTATCAGAATACAGGAGATTTCGACCAAGCTGCTGAAATAACAAAGACAGTAGCTCAAAAACTTACTGAACACGGAAGGGCAATACAAGCTGCTTCACTTTATAATAAGCTTAGTCCAGAGGGGATTAAGATGTTTGCTCAAAAAGAATTAGGTAAAGAAGGACTTACTCTTACAAAAGACCAATCTTGGACTTTAGAAAATTTAGCTTATGATGCTCAGAAAGCTAAGACTCCAGAAGCTCAGGCACTAGCTAATGCTCAAATGCTTAAAGGTGTTGGAGAAATGATACCTTCTAAATTAGGAGACCAAATAACTACTTTGTGGAAAGCAGGACTTCTAACAAATCCAACAACTCACATTGCTAATCTAACTGGTAATACTGCTATGGGTGGAATGGAAATGATGAAAGATGTTCCAGCAACAGTATTTGATAGAGTAGCTGCTATGTTCACAGGGAAAAGAACAAAGACTACTCCTAATATACTTTCTTATTTAAGAGGTATGGGTAAAGGATCAAGAAAGGCTTGGGTATTTATGAAGACAGGAGTTGATATAGATAACACATTAAGTAAGTATGATTTTAAACAAGTAAACCTACCACCAGTAGCGAAGCAATATGCAGAGACTATTTTTAGAGCTTTGGGTGCAGGTGATAAGGTATTTAAAGGTGGGCTAATGCAAAAGTCATTAAGAGAACTAGCAGTTGTAGATGGAATAAATAGTGGACTCAAAGGAAAAGCATTAAAGGCTCACGTAGATAAAATTTATAATAAACCAACCACAGAGATGGTTAAGATAGCCACAGAAGACGCTCTGTATGGAACTTTTAATAATCAAAACGCATTATCAGATATGTTGAATGTTGCTAAAGGACATCCTAACCAATCTGTGAGAGCTTTTACAGAGTTTGTAGCTCCATTTGGTAGAACCCCAGCAAATATCGCTAATACAATTATAGACTATTCTCCTGCTGGTTTTATAAAAGCAGGTTCAAGAGGTTTTAGTGGACAGGGACAGAGGTCAGTAGTAGACGCTTTAGGTAGGGCAACAGTAGGAACAGGAATAGGTGCTGCAGGATACGGATTAGGAAAGGCTGGAATGATGACTGGAAATTATCCAACAAACTCAACAGAACGAAATCTATGGGAATTACAAGGTAAACAAGCAAATTCAATAAGACTAGGAGACAATTCTTATTCACTTAATAGGTTATCCCCTGCTGGTAACATTTTATCAACTGGTGCTGCTATGTCAGACCTAGGAAGAATGAAACCAGAGAATATTCCTTTTGCTGCTGCAGGTGCAGTCGGTAAAAATTTATTAGGACAGACTTATTTACAAGGTGTATCTGGTATGCTTAATGCTTTCCAAGACCCTAAAAGATATGGAGGAAGTTTCTCAAATCGTTTAGCAGGCTCTATGATACCTTCAATATCTGGAGCTGGTGCTAGAGCTTTAGACCCAGTAGTAAGACAAAAGAATACAATGGGAGAAGCTATCCAATCTAGGATACCTGGAATGAGTCAAAACTTACTTCCAAGACAAGATGTGTTTGGAGAAGATATGCAATATTCAGACGTAGGATTAGGAACAGGCTTAAACCCATTCTTCAATCCAGTAAATCCAAGAGAAGCAAAGGACTCTCCACTTAACACAGAACTCGATAGACTATTTCAAAACTATTCAGGACTAGCATTAGGAGACCCTAGTAAGACAGCTTCTATTTCAGGAACTGGTATTAAGATAGATATGACACCAGAAGAATACAGAGGAATGCTGCAACAAACTGGTGGTGTTATTAAGGGAGCTTTAGAAAAAGTAGTAGCTGCTCCTGCTTATGAAACTATGAGTGATTATGATAGGTCAAAAGCAATAAATAATATAATCGGTAAAGTAAGAGAGGTTTGGAATTTAAAGAATGTAGGCACGCTAGATAACACACAAGAACAACTCAAAGAACAATTACAAAAACAAATAGAATTAAGAAGTCCTAACCCATTTTATTCAAACTAATGGAAGAAGAAACAAACAATTTAGATCCTAAAGAAGTATTCAGAGCAACTAACGCTGAGATGGCTCAGACGAGAGTTACCCAATGTAAAGAGCATAAGTGGGAGAAACTCGCTGAGAACGAACTGTACTGCCCTGTGTGCCAATCTGGTGCAATTATAAACCCTAAAGATATGAAACTATATGTCAAATAATACAATCGGCGATACTCGCTTAACCGAACAAGTAATCCAAAACAGGTCTTATGATGACGACTTTAAGATAGCTGTTAGAGAGATTGTTGGTTATGACGGAGCTGCTTTGCAACGGATCAAGACTGATACAGATGGTAAACTGCAAGTAGACGCTTTAACTGGCTTTGAGATACCTCCATACGATGAAATGGACCTTACTTATGTAGCAGCTGGCGATGGTACAGGGGAAATTGAGACGGCTATTTACAGTCTTTCTGGAACTCCGCATACAACTTTGACTCTTTCCTATAACGCAGCTGACGAAGTAAGCAATATAACAAAAACCTAATGGCATTAAAGCTTAACCCTGTAACGGGAAAATTAGACAGAGTATTAAAAACTACCAAGACTCTTGGAAGTCCTGGAGTTGATACTCAAGTTCCGACTGAAAAGGCTGTTCGTGCTGCACTTTCTGCTGGTGGGCATGGTGATGTTTCTGGTCCAGGTGTAGCAGTTGATGAAAACATAACAGTATTCGATTCTACTTCTGGAAAACTTATAAAAGATAGCGGAACTAATATTTCTGCAGTTGGTTTAAACACAGCTAAAGAAACTAACGTTGATACCGACCTTTCTATCGGAACTAAAACAGCAACTACTTTAGACATAAACTCTTCAGACGGAGACAACGCAACTATCCCAGAAGCAAACACAGACGATGCAGGGCTTCTAGGAGCTGATAAATACGATGAGATAGTAGCCAATACTTTAAAAGATACAAATACAATTACAAATTTAGCAGAAGGAACTTCTACTGAAACAACAGTTAAGGTTACCTCTTCAGATGGAACAGATGCTACTCTAGCCGCAGCCTCTACAACAAGAGCTGGGCTTTTAACTAAAGCAAAATGGGACAATATAGTAGCTAATAACGCTAAAGTTACTTCTAAATGGGAAGTAGACGGAACAGAAACACAACTTATAACAGCGGATGAGATTGATATGCAGAGTAAGAAGATTATAAATCTTTTAGACCCAACAGCTGACCAAGAAGCAGCTACTAAGAAATATGTTGATGATAACTCAACTGACGTAACTTTAGCTGGTGAAGACTACCTTTCAATAATTGGTCAAGAGATAACAGCCAATAAGGTTGATTTAGTTGATAACGTAACTGGGAATTTACCAGTAGGTAATCTTAACAGCGGAACAAGCGCTTCTGGTTCAACATTTTGGAGGGGCGATGGGACTTGGGCCACTCCAGCAGGAGGAGGCAACGTTTCAACTTCTGGTACACCAGTAGCCAATGATTTTGCTAGATTTATTAATGCAACTGATATCGAAGGAAGAAGTTACTCTGAAGTCAGAACTGATCTAGGCCTTGTAATAGGAACTGATGTCCTTGCACAACAAACTATCGGAATTGCTGATAATAACTTAGTTGAGATTGATGATGCTGATGCAGCAGATAATGATTACTGTAAACTAACAGTTAACGGAATTGAGGGCAGGTCTTACACAGAGGTTCGTTCAGACTTAAACGTTGAAGACGGAGCTGATGTAACAGATACTGCAAATGTAACAACAGCAGGTGCTTTAATGGATTCAGAAGTAGATGCTGACATAAAGACTTTAGTTTTGCCAGCAAGCACGACTATTTCGACTTTTGGAGCTAGTTTAGTTGATGATTCCGCTGCTATAAATGCTAGAACTACTTTAGACGTAGACCAAGCAGGAACAGACAATTCAACCCCAGTAACTATAGGAACCGCTAACGGTCTTTCACTTTCAACACAGGCATTAAGTTTAGCCTTATCATCAACTTCAGCAACTGGAGCTTTATCAAGCGCAAACTGGAATACCTTTAACGGGAAACAAGACGCTTTAACTTTTGGTATATCTAACACTAATGCAGTTGATATTGATGATGCTGATGTTGCAGATAATGATTACGCTAAATTCACTGCTAATGGTTTAGAGGGTAGAAGTTATGCCGAGGTAAAAACAGATTTAAGTTTAAATAACGTTCCCAACTTAGACACTTCAAACGCTTCAAATATAACAACTGGCACATTGCCTAGTTCAGTTATTCCACCTGTTGCAATGACAACTGTTCAAGTAGCAGCAAGTCAAGTTGCAATGTTGGCTCTAACAACTGAAGAGGGCGATGTTGTAGTTAGAAGTGATGAAAATAAAAGCTATATGCACAATGGAGGGTCTGCTGGCGATATGACAGACTTTACTGAATTATCTACTCCGACCGATAGTGTTTTAAGTGTAAATGGAGATACAGGAACAGTTGTTCTTACTCAAGATGATATTGGAGATGGTTCAACTTATGTCCAGACAGAGAATAATCTTACAGATGCGAAAAAAACTATATTAGATAATACTTCTAATACTAATTCTGGCGATCAAACCACTATAGTAGGAATTACAGGAACTAAAGCAGAATTCGACACCGCAGTAACAGACGGCAACATAACTTATGACGGAGATGCTCCAACAGCTCACGCAGCCTCTCATACTGACGG